ACAGAACCAGTTAACCAAGACTTCATACGTCTGTCATCAGCTTGTGAAGCTCTATAACGAACGTGTAAGAATGGTCTTCTAATGTTAGTACCTAGAATTTGATCATATACTGTTGAAGTTCCAGCAGGAACTAAAACTCCTTCTATTGAAGCAGGTCCAGCTAATGCACCACGTGTTGAAGCGTCGTTTAAGTATTTCCAATCAGTTTTGTAAAAGTCATAAGAACCTCTTCTGAAACCACTAAAACCTAAGTTTAATGCCATTTCTTCAGAATTCTCAAACAATCCAAAAGCAGTACCTCCAGCAAATCCACCAGAGATAGAAGCCAACATATCGTCAAAATCTAAAGCAGTATTTCTGTTTAAGAATAACATGTTTTCTTCAATAGCTCCTTGTGTATCAAGATTCTTTAATATAGCGTCAAAAGAGTCTAATCCAGCAGCAGCGGTAAATCCTGTTTGCACGTTACCACCATTTTGAATAGCAGCAAATAAACCTTCTGTTCCACCACTTAAAGCAGCTACAGGAGCTGCAGCAACTCTTAATTCACCTTCAACCATTGCCATCTCTAAGTAATCTTCAAAACGTAGTCTTGTTTCAGACTCAGCTTTTAGATACCATAAATATCCTCCAGTTCCATCTTCAGTAGCAACTTCTACCCAACCGATCTGAGCAGTGTCAGAACCGTTAACAGTATAAGTACTTCTAATGATAATAGGAGAATTTGTAAATGTAGTGAAAGCAGGATCAACTGTAACCATTGGGTTAGCAGTGTTAAGTAAAGCATTTGCTCCAACACCTGCGTTTACAGTAGTACTTCCTTTTTGGAAATCAGAACCATATACAAATATTTTAACAGCACCAACTAATCCAGCAGCAGCTAAAGTAGCAGCAGTGTAAGGTTGAACAGCTAATAAACCAGCTCCAGCACCAGCTTGCGCTGTGTTAGACGCGCTTACTAAACATTTAGCCTCTCCACCAAAGTTATCCATTACAACAATTGTTGCTCCTGGAGAAATAACATTAACAATCTGAGGTACAACACCTACAGCCGTTACCGGTATTTGAATACTTAATCCACCAGCTGGCATAGTACAGTTGTTGTACGAAATATGTAATCTATTTTGTTCTGACCAAATTATTTGATCCGACGTCATTGGCATTTCAGCGCCAACCATTCTTAAGAAACCACCTAGTGTTCTGTTTCCATATCTTTCTACTTCAGCTTCATAAAGCTCTGGTAAATATTGCTGTGCAAAGTTTACCCCGTTTGCTCCTGCTGCGAAGTTTAAGTAATTACTTGCTAAGGTCTGTTGACCTTGCGACGGTACAATTGTACCAAACTGTGGACTTAAAGCCATAATTTTTTAATTTTTTAGTTAAATTTTCTTGTTTTTATTTTTAATTTTGATGAGTCTAAACCGCTTATTGATTTTACTTTTAACCCGTTTACAAAAACATTACCTTCGGCAACTTGCCTTGGTCCGTCTTGTGATGGATTCTTAGATCCATTGATGATATTTTTAACACCATCAGCTTTTCCTTGTTCGTAAAAATGACTAGCAATTTTATCAGCATTCATAGCAGCATACATTGCTTTGTGGTATACAGCTGGATCTGTCAAACTTCCGTTTTTATCGGTATACTTACCTACGAAATTCTGAACATCTGACTGTGTCTCGCCTACTTTTACAGGATCTTTAACACCATATCTAAATCTTTTTTCTCCAACCTCAAAATCAAAACCTTTGAATTCTTGATCAAATAATTTTTTAGTACGATCTCTAAAATCACCGTGTAACTGTGTAGCATTTTCTTGTTGCTGCTTATATTGGTCGTAAAAACTTATAGCCTCTTGCTGTTCTTGAGTTACACCCGGTCTCAACTTGATCTCGTCGTAATATTTACTCTTTGAACTTTCTAAGTAGCTTTTAGCATTTGCAACCTCTTCCTTAAACGCAAGTTTCTTCTTACGTATTTCTCTAGCTTCATCTATATCTTCGTCAAACTCAAAATTATCTTCCATTAAGAAAGAAATTTCTTCTTGATCTAAGTGAGGTTTAGCTTTTGTATAATATTCTCTAAGCACGTCTTTTGATTCGTACTTTGTATAATCTTTATTTAACGATACATAGTCTTGTACGCTACCACCAGTTTCTTCCATAAAAGTAACTAGCTTTTCTATATTTTCAGGTAAAGGCTTTCCAAGAACTCTTTCATCTCTTACAGCTTCTTTTACATCTTGATATACTTTTTTAACCTCTTCTTCTGTTACTTCTTGGATTGGTGAAGCTTCTTCAACAACCTCGCTGGGCTGCTGTACTTGTTTGTCCACTCCTGTGCTAGCTCCGGCTTGTTCTTCCACATCCAGCGTTTTTGTTTCTCCGATTTGAATGGCATTGTCTTCTTGTTTTAAAACTTCCATAGGTATTTTTACCTTTATAACATCAGGTATGATATCTCCTGTTGCTTCTGGCTTTGTTAAATCTACCTTAGTAACTTTATTACTACTAGCTTCGCTTAAATTTTTAGGTTTTTTCTTAGACTTCATTTTAAAGTCTCCCTCCTGCTTAACAGGTTCATTTGTTTTTTGTTCTGACATGATAAAATATTATATAATTATTAAATAGTTTTAACTAGGCGGCATCATATTTTGTAAACCAAACGTGCCTAGTTGTGATGATCCTTCTCCTGATTCAAAATCCACAGGAGCTGAATCATTTTGTCGTTGATTTATTAATTGACTTTGTTGAGTTCCTTGTAATTTAACTCTTTTATCTTTTCGATCTTCTATTTCTTTTTCTTTACCTCCTTCTTGACCTATTTTCATTTGAGCTAACTGCTTTTGATACTCAAATTCTTGAGCCATTAATTGCTGTTTAACCCCTAATTCGGTCTGCATTCGTTGTATTTCAAACTGAGATTTAGCTTGCTCAACTTGAACCTTGCTCTCTGTTAATGCTTGGTTCTTTTGAACATCAGCCATAGCAGCTGCTTCAGAGGCTTTTGCGTTTGCTTGCGCTTGAGTTTGTATCATTCGCTGCTGTGCGGCTTGATCTTTCTCTTGCTTCTTAATTCTTTTTTGTTTTAAAAGTTGATTAGCTAGTTTAAGATTTTTAATTTGCCTTAAATCTATAGCGTCTTCTAAATCAATACCTCCACTTTGTAAAGCTATTTGTATGTTTTGCTCTAGTTGAGCTTTATCCTCTTCATCTGGTTCTAATTCTAAGAATATACCAAAATCATGTAAATTTAAACTAGAGATTTCTTGTAATGTGTTTGTATTAAATAAAGATATACTTTCTATTAAAGCATTTTTAGTTAATGGAAATGCTAACACGTCAGATATTTTAAGTGATATATTTTCACACACTCTAAGAGCTAGAAATAAACTACCTTGATTAATATGCTTAGTAGCTATATTAGATTGATTAGCTGCCATCTTAGCTATACCTACCAAAGCGTCTTTGTCTGGTAAACTACCATCACGAGCTTCATTAAGTCCCGTTACATCTCTTATCATTTGAAGATAATAATTGTAGGTCATTATTAAACTTTGTAATTTAGCCCCACCTGATCCTGAAGATAATTCTTGAATAGGTATTTTACCTCTATTCATTTCACCGTCTTGAGTAAGTGATCTACCAACTACAGAACCTGTTTGGAAATACATATTTAAAGCTTCTGCAGGATTATAGTTTGTACCATTACCTAAATCAACCTCTGCTAAACCATCCATATCTAAGAACACACCGTCTGGTACCATTCTAGATAACACTTGTTGCATTTTTAAATGAGTTAATTGAATCATGTCAGCAAAACCAGTTATCTTACTTACTAAAGATTCAATTCTTCCTTTGTACATTCTAGGTGCACATATAGCATAATTCATTTCTACTTTTGTAGAATCAGACATTGGTCTTGTCATGTTTTCAGCCATTTCCCATTTCAACATGGTATCAGTACCTAAAACTTTAACGCCAGAATATAAAACCTCTATAGTTCTAGATACTTTATCATAAGTATCAGCTTCTGGAGGATTAAACTCATCTGTTTTTTGTATTATTTTCTCTAAACCATTGTCAGTATATTTTAACTTAAACACTTGGTTCATGTATGTTTTATATTCAAAATACAATAATTGAACTGTATTGTTATCGTAGTTTTGATAACCAGTAACATATTGCCTATTTCCAGGCATTTTTTGTATTCTTTCTAATTCCTCTTCAGATATATCTGGAAATTGTTTCTTTAATTCTGGTATTGTAATAGACTTAACTTCACCGACGTAATATATATCTTCAAAGTTTGGATCTTCTGTGTATGAATATACTAAATAAGCAGGATCTACGTAATCAACTGTTATTCCATTAGACTTATTAAAATTAGTTTTAACACATGCTATACCACAGACTACTAAGTCTTCATTTAACCTACGTTTAGTCAACTCCCATCTATTCTTAGCCAATGTAGTTGTAATAGCTTCTTCTTCTGCTATCTCTACAGACTGCTTGTAAGAAAGCTGCATATGTAATTCTAATTCTTCTTTTGTTCTTGGAAGTTCCTCTGTTGGTATATTTGATTGCGATAATTGTAATCCTAATGTTTCCTCAGCTAAAGCTATTTGCTCTTTAGCAAACATGTCTTCAGCTATTTCACGAGCATAATTAGTTCTTTTAGATACTGATTCAGGGTCTTGTGAATAAGCTTTTATATCAAATTCTTTATTAGATATACCGTTTACTACTATGTTTACAAATTTAGATATTACAGGTACTGGTTTCCAGTCTAAGTTAAGATAAGACAAATCACCATTTATAGATAATTCATCTTTATATTTCTGTGTTGATTGCTCTCCTCTAGCGTATAGTCTTAAGTTATTAAAATTACTCCAACTAGTAAGATATCTATTACCGTTTGTTCTTCCTTGATTAAACCATTCAGTTTCAATAGCTGAAGCTACTTGAGATCCGTACTCTCTCGTTGCTTTTTCCGCGTCTGGTACTACCTGACTAGGAAAAGAGCTATTTGAATTAGTGTATATTTTCATTTATTCAATTATTTTTGATAATGTACCTTTGTTATTGTATCTTTTAAACCCTAAGCTATATACTGGTTTTTGTATTATAGCATTAGGTCTGTATTTGTTTTTATTACAAGCCATTATAGCTAAGCCAGAGCTAATTGAAGCATCATGAGATGTTCTATTATTTATATTAAATTTTGCCCAATCCTCTAATGTTCTTTGAAAATACACGTCACCATAATTACCATCGTCTTTTAAACCTACGTGTTCTTCTATATAAGATTCTATTGCTGCAGCGTGAGCTTGCTTTATATCTTCACTAGAGTTAGGTATTCCACCTATTTCTCTCTCTGTTGTTGATAATTTATTATATTTTTTATCAGGTCTATTTATTGAATAACCTCTGTAACCTCTACGTTTAAAATAATAAAGTAGTCTAGGTTTATTGTTCTCAGCTAGTATTGGCATGCCATAAAATACACAAGCCATTAACACATCTTCAAAAAATATTTCAGCAGTTTGTGGACGAGCAATGTACTCTAAAAAGAAATGATTAGGTGGTACGTTTTCCATAGAAAATTTAGTAAGACCTGTTAAAGATCCATTAGATCCTCTATTATCTACCGTACCTGATATATCATAACTATCACAGCCAAAAGCTCCAGTGTGTTCATTGCCTGGCCATTTTAAACCATTTTTAGATATAACATTGTTTTGCATATGCTCTGGAGGTATCCATGATACAAAAAACCTACCTTGCTTACTAGGCATAAATACAACTTTAGTATCTTTAACACCATTTACCCATTGAAAACTTCCTTGAGTTATTATACCGCTATTTTTTAAATCAGCATTCCAATCTATTTGTTGATAGATTTTAGTTAGATTAAATAAAGATGATTTAGCTTCATCTCTAAAAGCGTGCTCTTCTGTTCTTGGAAACTGACGATAAAATTCATTTAAACCGTCTTGATCTTCTTTTAAACCATCAACTTCATTTTGCCAATACTCTATTACACCTATTTTAATTTTTGACCCGTGAGGATCTTCAACGGGCTCTTTTGGTGTATCGAAGACAGGTAAGCCATAAGAATCAATGTATCCTTCGTAGTTCCATTCTATAGGAATGAACAAAGAATAGAGTCCTGAGCGAGTCTGCCCATTGGAGTTTCGTTTAGTAACGTCCGAGTCATTGTATAGTCTTTTAAAATTTTCACCACCTTTATCTAATGCATTTGAGGTTGAGCCCATCATGCATTTACCAATTATTTTACTACCTAATCTAAGAGTAGTTTTTGTAACTCTCCAGTTGTTAAGTATGTTGTTAGGTCTTTCCCATTTTCCTGATTCATCATGAACAAGAAGTTTAAGTTTTTCCCCATCATAAGAGTTGTCTCCTGTGTTTTTCCAGTCAATAGTGGTGTCCAAACCGGTAATTTCTTTAAGAGTTTCGTTAGAATCAAGTTTTCTTCTTGTAAATTTACTAGCGGGTACTCTATAAGCCAATTCGGTTTTAGGTCTGTCCATACCGTCTTGTATTGGTTTAAAGAAAAACGGATAGTTGACGGATATTGGTACAACTTTATCGGTAAACATTTTCTTCGCATCGGGTCCAGATTTAGATAAGATCCCAAAACGTGAGTCGGTTGATATTGTAGCCATGTCCACTGTAACTCCTGATGCCATGAACGAAAAACCTGAACGTCTATTCTTGAGATAGGACATACCGTAACACCTAAAGTCTGCAACGCAGGCTGCCCAGAATATGAAAAATTGGCGATTGGCTTCTCGAAAGTCTGGCTTCCCAACATCAATCTTGGCCCACTGCAAGTACATGTAATTAGAACCAGTAATGTAAGTAG